GTGTGTAGTACGTCGAAACGTTGATGTCCGCAACCAACATGAGTGATTGACCCACTTCAAGAACCGTCGGCTTTTCGATTTGTCCAACAACGTATCCCGCGGGCATTGCCGCGAGAATTCCTATGATGAGTTTTTCCAGGTTGTCTAGTGACCCTGCGTTGCTATTTGAAGCAACGATTGCACTGATTGCAAAATTCAATTTGACCTTTACTGCGCCCTTACCGATTAGAACAATTTCGCCATAAGGTGAATCTGGCACAATGACAATTGCTGGTGGAATGGGCGATTCGGGCACGCTCGCGTAGCACGTCGCCGCTAATCCTGAAAAGGCGTTGGCTAAGGCTGCGCGCGTTTCCGCAATTGAGTTGGCAGGCATTTATTGAACGACCGTTTCAACGTCTAAAAACGGCATAAGCAACGTGGACACACGATTCGTCAAACTTCTGCCCATACGGTACGGCGTCGAAGTAAAGTCAACGCCTTCGATCTGTCCACCAGCGGCAACGCGTGATTGAAAGACTTCAACGCTAACGGCAAGGATTGCCGATTCGATTGGCGCACTGTTGGCGTAAATGTCAGCTGCTGAATACCCTGAAAGTGTGGCAGTGCCTGTTGGAATAATGTCGCGCAATGTCACGTCGGCATTGGTACGGCTTGCGGTGAATGAATACGTCGTCACGTCGATCACGGTGACGGTTGCTGAAAACGGCGCAGGTAATCCCGCGACAATAACTGACTGACCTGCAACAAAATGGTGTGCGCGTTCGGTGTAGTACGTCGCGACGTTTGATTTTAATTCATAAGCGTTGACCGCTGATGAGTTTGCAACCAGCATTGGCAAAATCACGGCTTCGCTGGTATTGATTATTTCGTCCAAATAACTGTCACTGTATAAGGAAACGGACACGCCAAGAACTGTTCGCAATTGACTTGCGGTGACGATTGCTGGCATGTCCGTTCCTTTCGATCGACTGCGGCGAGATCGGGAGAACCCGCCGCATGCTTATTTTTTACTTATTGTTACGGAATGCACCATTCGCAAGTTTGATTGCAGTTGCACCGAATGAATAAAGACCCACGGTGATTGAACCGTCTGCCGTTGATTCTGAACGCAACTGGAAGTTGCTTGACTCGTACCATGTGTATGACTCAGGGTTCACGATAATCATTGAACCGTCGTCTGAACCTGCTGGTGCTGAGAAATCAGCATAAAGGTCAAGACCAGCAACGTTTCCACGAAGCGAGTCAGGACGCAACGCGCCGCCTGCATTCATAGGTTGTGAAGCAACATAAATTGGGCGTCCGTTGTCGTTTAATGACATTGTGTTTGCCCACTGTGAACTGCCCATGATGATGTTGCGGGCAAAGCCCTGTGTGTTTGAATAAACACTTGCAGCACCGCGTGAAACGAATGCAAGCAATTCAGCAGCAGTTGGAACGGCTGCCAATGTTGTTCCGTCGATTGCAGCGTTTGCAACGAGAATTCCGTTGACGTAAGCGTTCTGCGCCTTCGCTAGTGCTGCAACCATGTTGCGAAGCAATTCGTCGAAGAACAATGGTGAAGAACGTTCTAACAACTCAACGCTAAATTTCTGTTGTCCCGCGAACTTAACAACTGGCACTGAAAGGAATGAACTTTCCTGGTCAGTATTTGAAAACGCTGAAGTTTCTGAAGTGACTGCAACTGTTGGCATTGCGTCAATGCGTGGAATTTCAAAAGTCATTCCAGCGTCAGGCAATGTGCCACGGCTGATCGCGTCAATGCTCGGACGAATTGTGTTGCCCAAACCGTTGATGATTTCAGTCAGCTGACGCGTTGGAACAAGTCCAGCGTTGTCAGTTGTTGTCGCGCCATTGTTTGCGGCGTGAACATAGTCACGCGCGTCAAGATCGCCCATTGATGAACGAATTGTGTTTTCTAGGTACTTTGCAGCCGTGACTTCAATGCGTGGCTTTGTTGTAAAGCCGCCCACCTTTGGTCGTGCTGACGCAGTGATTGTTTCTGCGGCTTCTACCGTCTCGACGGCTTCCGCTTGTGTGACGGTGTTGTCCACTTCGTCTCCTTCTGTTGTTGGTGTGACTTCAGGTTCGATTGTCGAATCTGAAACTTCATTTTCTTCAGCAGTTGTTGCGGCGACTGATTCGACGCGTGCTGATCTGATTGCAGGTTCTGACGTCAATGCGACACCAGTCAATTCACCCTTCAAAATGCGAACTGTTCCGTCTTTGAGTGTTTCGTATTCGTCAAATGAAACTTCAACGCTAAATCCGTCACGCATTCCAGTGCTTGCTTCAACCAAACTGTCGTTGCCTGCGGTTGTCTCAACTATCTTAAAAACGGCTTCAATTCCTGATTCATCTGAAGTCATGCTTAAAGTCGACCCAATTCTGCGGGTACGGTCATGTTCAAGGTTAAGCAAAACGGGCGTCGGTTCGATTGAACCAGCAGCGAATTGAACTTTACCAATTGACGCACTGCCAGTTTCTTCGAAAGTAACAATGCGACCGGTGATTGTGCGGCGGTTTGAATCTGCCGCCGTGATTTGCATTGGTGTTATAACTTTTTTCATAGCAGCATGTCTTCTTCCTCGCGTATTTCGTCGATCGACATTGCGCCGATACGATTTAAGATTTCATAAACTTGCGCGCGCTCGTATGGGTTACCACGCAAGAAATCGTCAAGGTCAAATGAAACGCGGTTGCCTGCTGGTGTGAAATCAGCAAATGACAAACGTTGTTCGATTATTGACATGTAATTGCGGAAAGCAAAATCAACCAGGTCACGTCGTTTGTCCAACGCGTTTGAATAAGTGAACGTCGACTGTTGCGAATCTGTGAAGTATGCGGGCAAGCCTGCTGCACGGGATAATTCAAGTGCCAGGTAATTGCGCGCTTCGTTCAGCTGAAGATTCTTCGGGTCATAACCAATTGTTGAAAGATCAACGTCGGCGTTTAAGTAAATGACGGATTTCTTCGCACGATTACGAATCGCACCCAATAACTTTGAAACGCGATCTGCTGGCAATGATGTGCCATTTGATTTCAAAACCATTTGCGGAATTGGGTCTGCTGCAAAATCTAACGCCGCACGTTCTAACGCCGCAGCGGCGCGAATTGTGCGACCTGCGCGGTTAAGCAAACCTTCTTGCGCGCCAGCGAACACAATTAAATTTGCTGGGTCAACGTAAGAACCGTCGATCGAATAAGAAACAATTTCTGTTCCAATGCCATTTGTTTGAATTGTTACGCGTTCAGGCGCGACACGTTCCATTGCACGAATTTTGCCCGTGTCGGCATAGCGTTCGGTTGCGTAGGCATACGCCGACGGGAAAAAGAACAAGTCTGAAATAATCCATGACCAAAATGTTGTGCCAGGAATTCGCGGGTCAGGCTGATTGATCACGCGTGGCTGCGTTATCTTTTCGCCTGTTGCTTCGTTGCGTGTGTGCATAGGCAGCGACGCAATTGTTTGAATAATTCCTAACGCACGCGCAACCGTTGGAATTGTCATTGCTTCCGAACGAATTGCGCTAGTTACACCCGAAAAGAAAAGTTGACCCTGTTCAGGGTAATACGGCGCAATAGCAGCTGCGTCGACCGAAGCGGCAGTGACGGCTGCCTTCGGCTTCTGCGGAACGAACAAGTCAAATAAACCCATGACCAAATTGTGTCAGGCTTATACGATCAACCCACCATGATGTCAAGATCATTCTCTGGGCGTGTCGCGAAGTGCGTCACTAACGCAACTGCGACTGCACCGCAGACAACTGACTGGGAAGCCCTGCGACCGATAACCCAACCCCCGTCACCGCGACGCAATTGAACCGCTGCCAAAACTTCTTCGCTTAATTGACTTTGACCACGGTGTTTCAAACGCCCTGAATTGATCGCCGACAACATTTCGTCACACGCCTGCGGATAAACGCCGTCCATGTCGAAGATTGCAATTCCAGCAGGTGCAAGGCGGGCGGCAACGGCTGCGCTTGTTTTTCTACTGTAAAGAACGTATTCGGTCGGATACTTTCGCGCATAATCTGCCAGGTCATTGGCAATGGCTTTGTCGTCCAGTTGAAGATCGTTTTGCCAGGTGTGCAACAACTTGACCACAAATTGTTCGCCCCCAATTTTCTGCGCGCCGATTAAACTGGCATGACGTCTATCGGGCGAAAGATCGATCGCCAGCCAGGTCAGTTTGTCAAGATCAAGGTCAGCTGATTTGTCCAGGCAATTACCCC